ATCTAGAGGTGTTAATGCTGTAACTAGAGGAATATCTGACGTTTCCGGAGCAGGATTGCAAGGATATGCAGGACAAAAAACCACATCTTCTAATCCTTTATCTAGAACTTTCAATGCCGCTACTAGGGGTGTAAGAGATGCAGCTGCTGGATTTATCACAGGTAAAGGTTCTACTACCGAAACAAAACCTAGACCATCTAGATTGAGTGAAGGTGGTCCAGGACCTAGAGTTGGAACTACTGCTTATGGACAAGAACAGTTAGTCGAAGGACCTTATAGTGTTGATTCGGTAAGAGCGGCACAAGAAGCAGCAAGAAAAAGAGAACAAGAGAGATCTAATAGATCTGCAAGGACAAATGATGCTGTACAAGCAGCTACGCAAAGAGAAAGACAAGCGGCTCCTGCTGGTAGTAGTCCCAAACAAATGCAACAAGCAGCTATTCAAGGAATGCTTGATAGACAAAAAGCTAGAGGTGGACCTAATAATGGATGGAATAGAGAGAATTTAACTAAAGCTATAAATCCAAAGTATACACCACAGAATGTTGCAAGAGCTCAACAAGCAGTTGGAATTAAACCAGCTATTAATCCTACTCCTACCACTAAACCTACGGGATCATCTAATCCACCTGCAAGACCTGCGGCACCTTCTGTTACAAAAGTAGCTCCTACAAAACCAGCAGGGTCTGCGATGGACCAGTGGAGAGCAGCAAATCCAAAACTTGCGGCTGCAGCAGACGAAAAAGCAAGAATTCGTGGAACGCAACAAACTGATAATCCTTTAATGAAGGACATGAGATCTCGTCTTCCAATGAATTCTCCTTCAGTTCAATCTCCTGACGTTGCCAAACTTGGTGCAGGTAATCAAAGTTTGGTCAATAATCCAAATGCATTCAAAGCTGCTCCAGAAGTTAAGAAAACTGCTGCAATCGCTGCTACTCCCAAACCATTACCGGTAGCACCATCTCAGAATTTAAAGCAGTCTTATGAGTATGATGCTTTTGATTTAGTCCTTGAGTATCTCATCGATAATGGACACGTAGAGACCGTAGATGAAGCACTCTATGTGATGATGGAAATGGACGCTGAAGTTATTCAGGACATTGTTGAGGAAACTCTAACTGAAAAACTTGCCAAGGGAACAAAAGGAGTTTCATTTGCTACTGGCAGACATCAAGGTAGTTTTGACCAGGCAATGACTGAAAGAAATCCTTCAACTGGAAGACAGAGAAAAACTTCTCCTATGAATAAGGCAATCGGTGCTCATTCAAGAGCACAAACTGCTCAATGGAGAGCTGAAAATGAAGGTAATACTGAAGCGGCTGCGAAACATAAGAGAAGAAGAGACAAAATTGCTCATGTAGTTTATAATAAAACTAATAGAATCATTGATAGAGCAGACAACGATTGATTTTACTTTTTACAGTAATACTTTTGATGGGGGGTTGACAAACCCCCTTTTTTATTGCTATAATCGCTTTGCTGCCATTGAAGATAAATAATAGCTCATAAGAATCTTTAATATGAGTTATGAAAACCCTTGGATATACAATGGGCAAATATTCGATTCTGATAATATCAACGATTATTTTGGATTTGTTTACTGCATTACCAATCAGTTAAATCAAAGAAGATATCTTGGTAGAAAGTATTTTTGGTCTTTTCGAAAACCACCAGGAAAGAAAAGAAAAGTCAAACAAGAATCAGATTGGAAGAGATATTATGGTTCTTGTTTTGAGTTAAAGGAAGATGTTAAAAGTTGTGGAAAAGAGAATTTCAATAGGGAAATTTTAAGTCTTCATCACACAAGAATGGATTGCAATTATGAAGAAACAAGATTGCTTTTTCTAAATAATGTGTTGAAAGAATCTCTTGACGATGGCACTTCGGCATGGTACAATAGCAACATACTAGGTCGCTATTTAAAAAAAGATTATGGTAACTTTGGAACAGACTCTCCGTCAGTCACATGACTGGGCAATCGATCGTATTGAGTATTTGCACAAGAGTGATATCGAAGCGGCACAGGCAATTCAATCAGAATTTCGTGAATGGTTGAATCCGAATATTGAAAATCATGATATTTTTTCACTCGAATACATAGGAGATTAAAATGCAAATCGATCTTCATAACTTTTTTAAACATTTTGATGAGAAGAATCCAAAGCATGTTGCGGCAGTAGAAAAACTTGAAAAGGATCTTCTTGCAAAAGCATCAGACTTAATGGATGATGAGACTGAGTGGGTAGAAATTTTTAGAAGTAAAGTAGAGGCTCCAAAAGTACCAGGCATTTTAAACGTGCCATATTTTCCACAAACGGACAATTACAGAGATGCTCAAAGAACCTGTAATTCATCTGCTTGTGCAATGTGTTTAGAATATTTTAAACCAGGCACTTTAGTCGGTTCTAAAGGAGATGATGCTTATGTTCGCAAAGTCTTTGCAGTTGGTGACACAACAGATCACGCAGTTCAAACCAAAGTTCTTGCGTCTTATGGAATTAAGTCACACTTTAGTTACAATCTTTCTTTTAATGACCTTGATAAAAATCTTGCTGCTGGAAAACCTGTCGTTATTGGTATTCTTCACAGGGGTTCTTTATCTGCTCCTACTGGTGGGCACATGGTTGTAGTCATTGGCAAGAAAGGTGAAGACTATGTGGTTAATGATCCATATGGAAGTCTGAATGATGGTTATACGGGTCCTGTGGGCAACGGGAAGGGTGCTGTATACAAAAAATCAGAGTTGGCAAAGCGTTGGTGCCCAAACGGCAATGACGGGTGGGGGAGAGTGTTTGATGTAAAAAAGTCATGACAATTCCAGCAGCGGGACTCAAATTAATCAAAGAATTTGAAGGATGTCATTTGACGGCTTATCCAGACCCTTTGACTGGTGGATTACCCATTACGATTGGTTGGGGAAGCACAAGAGACTTTGACTCAATTCCTTTCAAGAGGGGCAGAGTCATTACTCAAAAATATGCTGATACTTTACTGGAGTTTGAGGTCAAGAACAAATTTCTTCCCAAACTTTCCAAGATTCCTTATTGGAGTGAGATGAATGAAAACCAAAAAGGAGCATTGCTCTCTTTTGCTTATAATCTTGGTGCTGATTTTTTTAACGCTCCTGGATTCAATACGATTTCCAGAAAGTTAAAAGAAAAAGATTGGAAAGGAATTCCTGCAACGTTAGAACTTTATAGAAATCCTGGTAGTAAAGTTGAAGCAGGACTTTTGCGTAGAAGAAAAGCAGAAGGAAAACTTTGGGTTTCTTAATCTTCTACTTTTGTTCTTAGAGCAATTACAGTAGTCAGAATTGCCAATAAAGTTTCGTATCCTCTTCTCTCAGATTCTTTGCAATCTAAGGGGGGAGGATTTTTTAATTCTCCTTTCACATTTGCTTGATTTATAGAACCAGGAAGCATAAAGTTGCAAGCAATAAAATTCAATCCAACAAAACCAACTGCTGATATGCAAATAATAAAAATGAGTTTGCTTAGATTGAGTTTCATCGTCCTTCTTGATTATGAATCCAGACTTTCAAATCTTTTACATACTTTCTTAATATTTCTGCTTGTGATAAGTGCCACCCATCTCCTGTTTTGACATAGTTCTTGATGTGCTCATCAATCGCATCAAGACACTTTTTAATGACAGGATTCCATGGTTCGCGAATTGGAGTATTCCACTCTCGTGGCATTGGAATAAATGCTGACTTTGTATTTATGAAGACACTTTACAAATTGGCACTCTTGACAAACACTAAATATTAACTTATTATGAAGAAATCCCTGTTATGAGCAGGGTGAATATGATGAGTCCTTGACCGTGACAATTAGAGCCCAGGAGATTCCCTCTTGAGAAAGAGGATGTGCGGTTTCTCTATTGGGATGTAGAGTTCAATCGATTTAAATGCAAAATTTCTTTACAGTAACCCTGCCTCTTCTGGCAACGGTTACAACCACAACGGCAACACTGCCTTCTGTGTTTCCTCCTCCACCTGTGAATAATCCACCTTTCGCCATTATTCAAGAGGAGCCTACATCAAAGACAGCAATCCGCGAGGTTGCTCCCGAAAAACCTAAAGAGACAAGGTTAATTTGTAAAGGGTGTAATGAAAATGAGAATGCTACCCTGGCATACTTCCAGGATCGTGGTATTAAAGACAGAAACGCCCTTGCTACCATCATGGGCAATATTAGACAGGAATCTACTTTCGTGCCTAATATTTGCGAAGGTGGTGGCAGAACCAGTTGGGGTAACTGCTATGGTGGTTACGGACTGATTCAATGGACATCTGCCAACCGTTATTATGGATTGGGTGATTTTGCTAAGAAGTTTGGTGGTTCACCATCAAATCTTCACACGCAACTTCGTTATCTAACAAATGAAGTCCAGTGGAAAGAGATTGAGGAGCGTATGAAGACTCCTGGTAAATCAATTAACCGCTACATGGACTATGCGTATAGTTGGATTGGATGGGGGCATCATGGTGCTCGCACTTCGTATGCTCATGATTATGCTTCCCGTCTGATTTCGGTAGAAGTTTAATATATAAGAGAGAAGAATTTCTTCTCTCTTTTCTTAATAGTGTTATTTACTGAAAATTATGACAGAACAACAGCAACATCTTGCAAATCTTTTGCAGCAAAGAGCAGACTTAGATAAAGCAATCTCACAAAACAGAGAATTATTCTGGAAAGTTCAAGGAGCAATTGAGTATCTTACCCAGATTGGAGTAACTCTTCCTGAACCAGAAGTTGCAGAAGAAACTGAAGAATCTGAAGAAGAATGATACATAGTAAGAGTGCTATGCTCTTATGATTAACTTTAACTTCGGTAAGAAGAAACCAGATAAGAAACAATTAATAATACTCAGTATTGTATTATCTTCTATTATTGCAGCACTCTCACAATGCACTGGAGCATCAGAAAATGGACTTTGGGACTTATTGGATGAGATTCAGAGAAGGTATTTCCCGCAGACTATTCTCAATGAGATTTTTATTCAAGATCCTGACAAAGTAGAACGTAGAATCAAGCGGGATGTTGATAGAGCGATTCTTGATGTCACACCAGAGTATAATCGGATTATTTCCGATTATACTCGCAAATATAAACAAAAATATGTGGAAGAAAAAAATGATGAATCTGTGTGCTACACTGATGCATGTAAAGCACTTGCACCACCAATGAGAATCTGCTCTGTATGGGTTGACGACTGCCCTAAGGACTAGTATAATACTCTCATAGGCGGCCGGGGTCCAAACTCCGTGTAAGTCCTGCCCCTCCCTGCCCACTGGGTCGATAAAGATGGGAGGTCCCTTATGGGCACGTAACTCAGCCTGGATAGAGTATCCGACTTCTAATCGGTTTGTCGCAGGTTCAAATCCTGCCGTGCCTGTTGGAAACTTTATGTTTCCTTATTCCGAGTAGCCCGCAAGGTGCGGGAGCAAACTGTTAATTTGTTATAGGTCAGTTCGATTCTGACACTCGGAGCCACGCCCTTGTAGCTCAGTTGGTAGAGCACGGCTTTTGTAAAGCCGTTGTCGCAAGTTCGAGTCTTGTCGGGGGCTCTTATAATATACACTTCCTAAATACGGAAGTGTATAAATACTAATAGATAAACTTTTTATATGTCTATTAAAAATTTATATTC